AAAATTGCTTAAAATGAGTTATTTTAGCAACGCACCGCTACGTCATCGCCGCAAAAAATACTTCATAAAAAACAATGATCCTTACCCCGTCTGAATGGGCACGGCACAAAGGATTCTCACGGCAATCTGCCGCCAAGCTGATCAAACAAGGCACGATTCGTCTCGCCAATGGCAAGGTGGATACGGTGCAGGCGGAAGCCGCGCTGGCTGCCCTCCGTGAGCCGTTACGGCAAACATCCAGCGAGGAACCAGTGGAAGGTGGGGGCCAAAGCCTCTCCACCCTGCTGCTCAAAAGCCGGATTAAAACCGAGGTTGAGCGCGGACGACTGTTGGAGGCCAAGGCTAAAGCAGAGACCGGCAAACTGGTAAGTGCCGATGAGGTCAAAATCGCCGCCTTCCGCCGCGCGCGCATCGTGCGGGACGGGATGCTGAACCTGCCCGATCGTCTGGCGGCGATACTCGCCGCCGAGCATGATGCCACCAAAGTACACACTCTGATGACCACCGAAATCCGTACCGTCCTGGTGGAACTGTCCGATGCCGACAACGGCTGAGATTTACAACGCCGCCTTCAGCGACGGCCTGCGGCCAGATCCGCTTTTGACGGTGTCACAATGGGCGGATCAGTTTCGGATGCTATCGCAAACGGCATCCGCCGAGCCAGGGCGCTGGCGTACCGACCGCACGCCGTATTTACGCGAAATCATGGACTGCCTGTCACCCGCATCGGGCGTGGAAAAGGTCGTCTTCATGAAAGGCGCCCAAGTTGGCGGTACGGAAGCGGGCAACAACTGGATCGGTTATGTTATCGATCAGGCACCGGGGCCAATGCTGGTGGTGCTGCCCACCGTGGAAATGGGAAAACGCTGGTCAAAAGGACGTTTTGCACCGCTGATTGATGATACGCCGACGATTCGCGCCAAGGTCAAAGACCCACGCAGCCGCGATGCGGGCAACACGGTGCAGAGCAAGGAGTTTCCTGGCGGGATCGTCGTCATCACAGGCGCAAACAGTGCCGTGGGGCTGCGCTCCATGCCGGTGCGGTATCTGTTCATGGACGAGATCGACGGTTACCCCGGCGATGCCGACGGTGAAGGTGATCCCGTCTCATTGGCGGTACAGCGCACCGCGACCTTTGCGCGACGAAAAATATTAGAGGTTTCCACGCCGACCGTCAGCGGCCTCAGCCGCATTGAAAAGGAATTTGAATCCTCGGATCAGCGCTTCTTTCATGTGCCGTGCCCTGTTTGTGGGCATATGCAGGTGCTGAAATGGGCTCAAATCCGCTGGCAGGACAATGACCCCGCCACGGTACGCTACCACTGCGAAGCCTGCGACACCCCCATTCCCAACCACGGCAAAAGCCGCATGCTGGAGGGCGGCGAATGGCGCAGCACAGCGGTTGGTGATGGCAAAACACGCGGGTATCACCTGTCATCGCTCTACAGCCCGGTCGGCTGGTTTTCGTGGGAACAGGCGGTACGGGGTTTTTTGAAAGCCAAGGACGATGAAGCCCAGCTCAAGGTCTGGGTGAACACCGTGCTGGGCGAAACCTGGGTGGATCGCGGCGAAGCCCCTGACTGGCAGCGGCTATATGAACGGCGGGAAGCCTATCCTCTCGGGATTATCCCAGCATCGGGTTTGCTGCTCACCGCCGGCGCCGATATCCAGAAAGACCGCATCGAGGTTGAGGTGGTTGCGTGGGGGAAAGGCAAAGAAAGCTGGTCGGTGGATTACCGTGTTTTATACGGCGATCCGGCGCAAGAAGCTGTCTGGCAACAACTGCAAGCCTTGCTGACAGAACCCTTCCTCCATGCCAGTGGCGTTGATCTCATGATCCGCGCCCTGGCGGTGGATACGGGCTTTGCCACGCAGGATGTCTACGCGTGGTGCCGCCGCCAAGAAGCCGGCCGCGTGCTGGCGGTCAAGGGTGTGGAACGGGCCATTGCGCCGGTGGGAGCCCCCACGGCGGTAGACGTAAACCTTGGCGGCAAACGCCTGCGGCGCGGCATCAAGATCTGGCCAGTGGGCGTCTCGCTGCTGAAATCTGAACTGTATCAGTGGCTGAAGTTGCAGCGCGGTGAAGACGGACAGTTTCCCGCTGGATACTGCCATTTTCCGCAGTACGAAGCCGAATACTTCAAGCAGCTGACCGCCGAACAGCTGGTGACCAAAACCGTCAAGGGCTACCCCAAGCGCGAGTGGCAAAAACTGCGGGAACGCAACGAGGCGCTGGACTGCCGCATCTATGCCCGCGCCGCCGCCATCACCCTTGGCATTGAACGCTTCACCGAGCGTCACTGGCAGAATCTGGAAGCGCAACTGATTCCTGTAAACAATCGTCCCAGCGCAGCTGTTTCTGAACCTTTGACAACGAACAAACCCCCGCGCCCGCGCGTAACCCGCTCCCGCTGGATGAGCTGATATGCCCTATACCGAACAAGACCTGACCGACATTGAAACCGCCATCCGCAAGCTGCAAAGCGGTGAGCGGGTGGCCTCGGTTGCCTATGACGGTAAAACCGTGAGCTACAGCCAGGTGCAATTGGGAGAACTGATTTCTCTGCGCGACCGTATCCGCCAAGAGGTTAAAAGCACCACGGGTGCCAAAACCCGCCAGATCCGCGTATTCACCAGCAAAGGTGTGGAATGACCATTTTTGGCTGGTTGAAACGCCCTAAAGCCAAGGCTTTGGGCTATGACGCGGCGGGCACGGGGCGGCGTCTGCAAACGTGGATGCCGACGAACGATTCCGCCAATGCCATCCTGTTTCAGGATGCAGCGTTGTTGCGTTCGCGCAGCCGCGACATGGCGCGGAAGAACGCCTACGCCGCCAATGGCATCGAGGCGATTGTGGCAAACGCTGTTGGCACGGGCATTAAGCCGCAATCCAAAACAGCAGACGCAGACATCCGCAAAACCATTCAGGAACGCTGGTTGGAGTGGACGGACGAGGCAGACAGTGCAGGATTGACGGACTTTTACGGCCTGCAGGCACTGATCTGCCGCGCCATGGTGGAAGGGGGCGAATGTTTTGTGCGTTTGCGGGTACGCCGTCCTGAAGATGGGATTTCTGTGCCATTGCAGTTGCAAACACTGGAAGCAGAACATCTGGATGCCAGCAACAACAAGCCGCTGGCAAACGGCAACTTTATCAGGGGCGGGATTGAGTTTAACCGCCTTGGGCAACGGGTCGCCTATCACCTGTACCGTGAACACCCCGGCGATGCGGCGTTGTTCGGCACGGCCAAGGAAACCGTGCGCGTGCCCGCCGAGGAAGTGCTGCATATTTTTAAACCGCAGCGTCCAGGGCAGATTCGCGGCGAACCATGGTTAGGTCGTGTGCTGCTGAAGCTCTATGAGCTGGATCAATACGACGACGCCGAACTGGTGCGCAAGAAGACCGCCGCGATGTTCGCAGGCTTCATCACCAAAAACGACCCCGATACGCCGTTTATGGGCGAAGGCACCCCCGATGACAAAGGTGCGGCGCAGGCAGGCTTGGAACCCGGCACGCTGCAACTGCTGGAGCCAGGGGAGGATGTGAAATTCTCGGAGCCTGGCGATGTCGGCGGCAGTTACGAGGCGTTTTTTCGCCAACAACTGCGGATGATTGCGGTGGGGCTTGGCATCACTTACGAACAACTCACCAGTGACCTGACCGGCGTCAACTATTCCAGTATTCGCGCCGGTCTCATCGAGTTTCGCCGCCGCTGCACGATGCTCCAGCATCAAGTGCTGGTGTACCAACTCTGCCGCCCCGTCTGGCAACGGTGGCTGGAACTGGCGGTGCTGGCGGGTGCATTGCCTATCCGTATTGGCGACTTTCAGAAAAACCGTCGTAGCTATCTTGCCACCAAGTGGATTCCCCAGGGCTGGGATTGGGTTGATCCCTTGAAAGACCAGCAGGCCGAGCAACTCGCGGTGCGCAACGGCTTCAAGAGCCGCTCAGAGGTTGTTTCTGAATTGGGATACGACGCCGAAGAGATCGATGCGGAAATCGCTGCTGATAATGAGCGTGCCGATAGTCTTGGCCTAATTTTAGACAGTGACCCGCGCAAAGTCGCCAAAACCGGCGCGGTGCAACAACAACCTGCGGACAACACACAAATCTGATTATGCCTGACACCTTCTCCCAACACTGGCTGAACCGGCCGTTGTTGCTGGCGCCGCACGCCCTGCCATTGCTGCGTGCACCGCAATCACTGGCAGCGCGTAGTGGCTCGACCAGTGGCAACGCCCGAATTGCGGTGGTGCCAGTATTGGGACCGATGGTCAAACGTGGATCGTTCTTGGATAGCCTGTTCGGCTTTGGAAATTACGAGGATGTGCAGGCACGATTTGAC